GGATGCTGCACTCTTACCCGATATGACTTTTGAGTTCGCAAAGTATTTTGTGTCCATTCATTACATGAATGACGAGAAGGTGATTGCTCCCGTATATTTCAACAAAGAATGGGTTCGTCAGCGACAGAACGAGAGGGACCGAGAGGCAACTCAGCGTTATATGTTGGAGTTGGAAGATACTCGGTCAAAGGCAGCAACACCAGAGCAAGTCAATTTTTATATGGCTCAGATTCGTGAGTCCTTATCGAAAGGTAAAACCAATGCTGATATGGAAACGGATTCAGGAGAGGTGGCACCTGACCTATGAGGATATTCCGATTTGCAGATTGGCTACGGTTACGGCGTTACAGACGAGCGAATCTATCTGCTCTGGTTGCACAGAATCTTTATCGAACGCGAGACTCCAATGGCAAAACCTAAACTAAAGGTAGGCGATGAAGTTCGCTTCACGGTTTTTTAC